AGGTTTGTACCTCTATGGTCTACGGCGAAACGCATAAACCTACGTTGCGCCTTGAGGTCTGTAATATCTTGAATTGACGACTCGGGAACTACGTCGACAATTGGCTGCCCATTAGGCAAATCATCGAAAAGCGCCATAACCATGCGGGCGAGGCTTTCCGCATTAGCGTATGACGTTTCGTAAATGTTCACACCAATCGAGTCGGTCATAATCGTTTTAGACCGTCTTGTGCCGCCATCTCGGCGTAATATCACTTGCGAGTTTGAGTCGTCAGCGAGGACACCGACCCTTGTCGTAGTGAAACCTTCAGCGGTCAAACCCGCTTGGAGACGTGAGACGAGATGCGCCATGATGTCGCTAAAGATAACCGCGTCGGCCATTATGCGCTCGCCTTTCTTGCTCGGGGCTTACGCGACTTTACTTTGGTGCCGCGTTGGCCGCCGGCCAAATCTAGAGCCCTCGAGAGCTCGCCGGTATTTGCCTCTTCGAAATCTGAGCCGCGGGCTACCTTGGCTCGAGCTCTTCGACCATTCCGCAAAACGGTCAGCTCGCTGCCGGGTAGCGCCGATTGCACTCTACGCATACGGCCGCGCAATTCTGAAGCGATAGCATCCGAGCGTAAAAGCTCGCCCATGCCCTTGAAATTGAGTTTTACCTCGCCGCCGCCGCCGGGAATTTTACTAGCCACGGTCTGTCTCGCGCTGCAAGTTGACAACAACACCGGGGGCCCAAGAGCTCAACCCGTCGCGCCAATCAAAAGCCTCACCATCGACCTCGTACGTTTTGCCGCGAATAGTAAATTTGTCATCGTCTTGCACACTTGTACCGGTCGGCAGATAAATGGTAAGACCATCGGTAACGACGATTTGGTCAGCGTCAAAGTTGGTACCAGATACTCGAGCCGAAACGATAGCTTGTACGGTTGTCGACGTGGTCGTAAAGACCGGTTGCCCGTAGCTATCGGTAGAGGTCGAACTTCGTCGGATTTGGGTAATAGACTCCATAATTTCCGTTTCCAAAAGTCGATGCCGAGCGGAATGATTTATCTCTGTAGTAGTTGGCGACCTCAATGTCTGAGGGGCTCATTAGCACTTGCCGGCCAACGGCCCAAGCTGCGAATGATTGGCTAAAAGGCCCAACGCTCTGTTGTTGGATACCGGCCGCCGCATCATTCGGCACCAAAAGAGTACGAACAACCATGCCGGCGACAACCGCGACAACATCGTCGGGGATAGTGGCCGAGCCATGCTCGTAGTTGACAATGACCGGGCTATAAGTGCCCAATTCGTAAATTGATTGGTGGCCGTCGTAAGTGTAATCAATTTCGACACCGTCAATATCGGTAACGCTAACGATTTCGATTACGGGGCGCTGCACAAGTCGCACAATTCCATCGCGGGGGAAGAGCCTAACCGTAGACTCGGAAACCTCGAACTTTTGTACGGCTCGCTGCACAAACATAGCCGACGCATCGCCAAGCCATGCGGTAGCTTGTGAGGTTTCGCCGGCTGTAAGTGACCGACCGAGCCGAGCCTCTACATCTGCAATGGTAGCAAGCGCCATCTTTAGCCTCTCATATAAAAATCTGCGCGGCGTAGAGAGGGCGGCCCGAAAGCCGCCCCCTCATTTGCTTGGCTAATATTAGCCAGTAAAGTAGCGGTAAACCGCGTCGCTCTTGAGCACCTTGCCACCGTAGACGTTGAGACCGCGAACGATGTCAGCGAACTTGGTGGGGTTACGCAAAGACTCGAGGCTCTGCACCTGGTTGACGAATGCCACCATTGACTCGTGGTAGGCAAAGGCACCGTTGACGTTGCCAGAGTAGTCGATGAGCGGTGACTCGAGAACGGTGAAGCCGTAGAGACGACCAATAACACCGTTGCGCAATTCGCTATCCTGACCCGCGACAGAAACGTCGTCGAGGCCCTGAATGAGAAAATCGGCAAAGTCGGGGCTAACGACCAAGTAGCGGCCGGCCGAGGGAACCTTAGCCTTACCCATGTCGGTACGCATGGTACGGACAGCGGTAAGAGCGGTCTCGGCAGAGTTGACCACGATGTCGGTCGGGTTAGAGTTGCTTGCACCAACGAGCATTACGGTGTTGAGCAAGTACTTTTCAGCATCCTCGGCAAGCGCGCGGCCAGCAGAGTCAACCCAAGGGCCGAACTCGGAAGAAGCCTGAACGCGGTCAACGTCATCGACGTTTACCGAGAAAGCCTTTTCCTGGTTGATGTCAAGCGTCACCTCGGTGTCGGCGAGGTCGGCGGCCGAAATGGTACGGCCAGCGCCCGCGTAGTCGACAATGGTCGGGGTCGTTGCGTTGATAATGTGAACCTTGTTACCAGCGACCACGTCACCGGTAAAGGCGTTGTTGAGGGTAGGGATTACCACCTGATTGGCGATAAACGACTGAGTAACCCCGGCCGCCCAAACCTCTGGGATAAAGTTATCGATAGCCATTTTTAGCTATTCCTTTCTTGTTACATTTTGCCCATGAGAGCATCTAGGCGGCCGTCTTTACGGGCCTCCAGAATTTCCCCGGGGGTCATTTTGTCGAGCTCGTCGCGTGAACGAATTTGCGCGAGCCCTTGCTTGTTGCCGCGCTGCCCTTGCCCCAAATCGGGCTTAGACATCTCGGCGGCAATGCTATGAGCCTCCACCCAAGTCGCAATTGCCTCGCTGTCTATGTCGCCGGTCTCATCGATAAACGCGGTCTTGTCGAACTCGAAAAGTGAGCCCGCGTCAAGCGAGCGCCCTTTGAGTGAGCTCTTCAATTCTGCATCTACCAATTTCTCGGCATATTCAAAACGTACCGCCCGAGTTGTTTGCTCTTTGGTCTCTTCAATAAGGCGCTCTTGCTCTGTGAGCTGTGATTTCCGATACTCGTCAAGCTCTTTTGAGGCTTGAGAGTAGGTCTTGCGTAGCTCACGCAATTCGGCCTTTTGCTTTGCCAAAGTTTTTACTAGCGGATGGTCATCGGGGTATTCGTCAAACGATGATGTTTCTTCACCCGTCTCGGGGGCGTCTACGGTATCGTTTTCGATTTCCGTTGCCGCTTAAACGGCCGTTTCCTTTTCTTTCGACATTAGGGGGTTACCTTCCATCTCGGTAGGGTAAAGCTCGTCTCGAGCTCATCCGGGATTGGCCCGGAAATCTATAGTTTCGTATTACGAAATGCGGTCAACGAATTCGGGTAGCTGCGACTCGTCGACGTTGTCAAGACCGGGCGACCCGGTTATACATAGGTAGCCAAGGTACTCGTCTTCGACCCATTCGTCGCCAACCCATTTCAAATCTCGGTCGGGTTTGCCGGGCTCTCGCACTCTAGCGAAAAGGCCCGTACCGGGTGCTAGGGGTATAGATGGCCCCGAGCCGGTATCGTAAACGAAATAAAGTACACGCATTTATATAACCTTAGTTGAACGTAGCATTACCTACACCTTCAATATTAGCGGGTGTGTCAACGCTTTGCCAAAGGTTGCGGCTCTCAGCCTCGAGAGCAATCTTTTCTCGCGCGTTAGCTGTCACTCTAGACCGCTCATAAATCTCATGCGACGGGTCTTTGGTGGCCAAAGATTGCGGGGTGTGAAATTGAAGCTCAAAGACTTGCCCGTCGGGTGTGCGCACATTGGTATTTATACCCTTGTAAGCGTTGCCCTCTTGCCAATAGTTTTTGTTTTTGAAAACGTCAAACCCTTGCGCGTCGAAATCTTCGAGAACATTTTGCACCGTTGCCGCATAGTCTTGCGGGTCGACGACCATCGTGTATCTAAGAGAGTCACCGATTTTATCGGCCGCCTCTTCAACGGTAATATTCATTGCGCTTGCGTCATCCGCAATTTTACGGGCGAGCGACTCGCGGCCCTTGAGCCTAAAGTCAAGGCCGGCCATCTCTGCGCCGTTGTTTTCTGCCAAGTCGACAATGCGATTGGTAATTGGCGGCTCATTGGCTGCGGCTCTAATCAAAACCGGGTCGGCTGCGTCTACAGCCTCTTGGCCGAATTGTCGAGTTAGACCGCCATCAAAATACGGGTCGGTTGCATCATAAAGCGGTACGGGTGGCGGGTCGAGTTTGCGCACCTTGCTACCGACCAAATTCAAAGCATTGGGGCCGGTGAACTTTTGGCCGCGCACCGAAAGCAACGGGCCCATCTCGCCATGCTCTGAAACGATGATTTGGCGGTAATCAATCTCTCGCGCGCCTCGGTCGGAAATGCCAAAACGGGCCTCGACTTGTTGGTGAGCCTTTTCGAGATTGTACTCGTCGATGACTTGACCGGGGTCGCTGTTGCCGTAAATCGGCATCTCGCCACAATCGCAACCGGGGTGAATTGGTAGCAATTCGCCTCGAGTGTACCGTTGGGTAGACGCGACAAAACAAAGCGCGCAATTCTCTGACCCTGATAAGACGCGCAAATAGCCGACAATGTTATCGTTGCGGTTTCGCGCGAAAAGCGATGCTTGCCGTCTCGAGAGTTGCACCTCGGTTTGGGCTAAGGTTGAGGCTCTACGGCCACCCAGCTCTAAAGCGTCATCGAAAGAGCGGCCTTGCGCCAAAGCGGTACGCATTTCAGCAAATGGCCTTTGATAGACCTCTTCGAAAGCGGCACCGTTACGCAAAACCGAGGTTTCAAAATCCTCGGGATTGAAGCGAGGCATACGGAATTCTTGCCCGGCCAGCCGGGCGCGCTGCGCGTGGTATCCCCAAGAAAATTGCGCGGCTTGTTGTTTGACCGGCAAAAGGTCTCGGCGAATGGCGTCGTAAAATTCTGCCTTGTTATCGTCG